CTCTGCTTTAGCAGAAGCTGAAACCTCTCGCTTACCTTCTGGTGCTGACCCTTCTACTTCCTTGTATGCATCAGGACTATTAATCATCTGTAATTGATAACCTTTAATGTCAGTTGTGTATTTTTCTACACCACTCTTATCAGTATACTTACGATAATCAATTGATCCTTCAACGTACAGGTTTGTACCTTTGGTTACGTAGTTATCTACTACCTCGGCTTGCTTGCCAAAGAATACTACATTGTGCCAGTCGGCTTTCTTATATTCTCCGTATCCTGATTCAGTAACCATAGAAACCTGAGCAATCTTACTATCGTTCTTAGTGGTACGAATGACTGGGTCTTTCCAGACATTGCCAAGGATGATTGCTTTGTTAATTCCCTTCATTGTTTTCTCCGTGTTTACTTTTTCGTTTATACAACTTCCCAGATGGTATAACTATAGGCTTATTAAATTTATAAGCGTGTTTAGCCACTGGATTCTTCTTCTTTATTGTGTCTTTCTGGCCAATATTTTTTGACATTTTTCCATACCGTTAAAGATGATTCAAATATAGTCCAGTATCTGTTGAAGTCTGCTTCATTCCACTCATGAAATACTACTACTCCAGGATTGTTTGCGCTAATAAATATATTAGCAATTCGTTTAGGTGGTGCTGGCAATGCTCTTTCATAAGCGATCAATTGGTAAGCCATTGATTCATATGCCAATTGTTTGCTACCAGTAGTGAACTCCTTGGTCTTGAAGTCAATGACCCATTCATCTGATACCAAGTCTATCATACCACCATAACCTTTCTGTAAATTACATACTACTTCTTCTGATCTCCAGCTCTGTTCACCACAGTTTACTTTTAGTAATGCATCTACTGCATGAAAGATACTAGCGTCATCTCCTGTAGGTTCTAACTCTTTCTTGAAGCAGGACTCTAACATATTGTGTATCCTACTTCCTCTTTCAGATGCCTCTACAGTTTCGCGTTTGCTTTCCTCAATAACCTTGGCTTTCCATACGTCAACATCAGCAAAACTTCTATCTACTGTAGCAGCAGCCTCAATAGTTTTGTTGATCTTCCAATTGTCAAGCCCTGGCTTTGCTAAAATATCTAGGACAGATGTAACAGACGGCATCCATCCATGTTTCCTAGCATCTCTAAGCGTTGTTGCTCTAGTTTTTCCGTTCTTTCCTTTAACGAAATGACAAGGCTCACCTTCTCTGTTATACCAATGCATTAGACACCCCTATATCTAAACTCTCCAACTACTCCTTCGCTCCAGTCCCAGTTCTCTGAAACCTTTGGCATATCTGCTATCTCTTTTTCCCTCTCATAATGCATCACTGAATTAGAGAAGTTTCGGTACATACTATAGTATACATCACCTTCACATTCTGAAAACATATTCTCAAATGAGATTGCT